GATATGCGCTTCCGGGTGTATAAAAACAAACCATATCAGTTTACTGAATACAGGAAGGAACGCTACCGCGAATTGATAGAAAACCAAAACGAATACTAATGGTACAGTATCTAGATAGCAAGGGCGTTTTACATGATGTATATTTCAAGTGTACCGATTGCGGATGCAGAAGGTATGAAAGACCACGCTGGGCACGTGATGGCTTAACGTTTATAGAAGGCTATTTTCAATGCTGTGAATGTTGGGCAGAGTTTAGTTATTATGAAGATGCATTTACATTGGTGCAGTCACAATTAAAACTATTTGATATATGAAAGAATACGATAAAGCAAAAGAGAATGAACTACTGCGTAAATTATTTATCTTAGCAGCCAAGCGAAGCATGCGCCCATCGATGCAAGAAAACCGCGATATGTGGGTTATCTTTCAACAACTTGAAATGCTAACTGAAAAAGATGAATACAAATTATGACCATTGGTGAATTGTGGGATAAGCTGGCGCAGTATCCGGATGAAACGGAAGTGTTTATCGGGTTCATCGAAGGGCATAGCATCCAGCACATGGACTTTAAAATAGTTGAAACTGCCAGCTTTCAAGGAAACACTACAATATCACTAATGCACGAAGACATCGCAATCATAAATAATTAAATACAATGAGTAACTACACACACAAACCAGGCACAGGTGTGCTATTTAAGAATGACAAAAAAACTTCACCAAATCAACCTGATATGACAGGTGCAGGTGCGGATGAATCAGGAAAGCAAATACGTATTGCTGCATGGACTAAAGAAGGTAAGAATGGCGTTAAATTTTTATCTTGGAAAATTAGCCCGATGCAAGATTCTAATTCAAATAATGAACCTGAAAGAGGAAACGATCTACCCTTCTAATGAACCTGCCTATCCTACCCGAAGACAAAGCTAACCATGCGCTGTATGGCTTAGTGATTTATGCACTTGCTGCATCTTTGTTTGCTGCACCATTTGCAATGTGCGCTGTGTTTGCCTGCGCTACTGCAAAAGAGATATACGATTCAATGTGGAATGATAGACCATTCAGTAATGCAGATATGATAGCAACTCTTTGTGGTGGGTTAGTGGGCATGTACATCGGGCTGTTCACATGATAGAATACCTGCCTAAACAAAAAGAAGCATTGCGTGTGCTGGGTAACTCACACCCGGCACGTGTAGTGCTTTTTGGAGGAGCAGCAGGGGGGTCCAAAAGTTTTATCGGTTGTGCATGGCAGATAAGCCGCAGGTTTAAATATCCAGGCACACGTGGACTAATCGGTCGAAGCAAACTTGATACGCTAAAGAAGACCACGTTAAAGACTTTCTTTGAAGTAGCAGGTATGTTAGGACTTGCACCTAATGAACACTACACAATCAATAACCAAACGCACGTAATCACATTTGCCAATGGCAGCGAGATTATTTTAAAAGACTTGTTTGCCTATCCATCGGATCCTGAATTTCACTCATTAGGTGGTTTGGAATTAACAGATGCCTATGTCGATGAAGCTGCGCAGGTAAGCAAACGTGCAATAGATATTCTGCAGTCGCGCATACGTTACAAGCTACGTGAATACAATCTACCACCGAAGATGCTGCTTACATGCAATCCATCGAAAGGTTGGCTGTATAATGAATTCTATGCGCCCTTCAAGATGGATGCACTACCAGCACATCAGGCATTTATACCTTCACTGCCTACCGACAATCCACATCTACCAGAAACCTATCTTGAAACCTTAGAGCGATTGCCCGAAGTAGATAGGCGAAGGCTTTTGTACGGTGATTGGGAATACGATGAAAGCATAGATAACCTTTACCAGTACGATGATTTGGTGCGCTGCTTCCGCGATGAAGAAAGCAAAGGAGATAAGTACATCAGTGCGGATATAGCGCGACTGGGTAAAGACCGCACAGTCATTTGCGTGTGGCATGGGCTGCATTTAATCGAAATACACGAACTGCGAAAGCAACCAATCACTACAGTTGTAACAAATGTTAGACAAATTTGTGACAAGCATGGTATACGATTGAGCAATGTGATCTGCGATGAAGATGGTGTAGGTGGTGGTGTGGTAGATAGCTTGAAATGCAGGGGCTTTCTCAATGGTGGGCGTGCTAAGCAACCGGATAAGTTCATCAATCAAAAGGCTGAATGTTACTTCAAGCTGGCAGAACTGATAGAGCAGAACAAAGTGGTATTCAAAACAGCATCATTCCGGGATGTGATAGTGCAAGAACTGGACATGATCCGCAGGCGAACACCTGAAGCAGATGGAAAGCTTGCAGTAATCAGCAAAGAAGAAATAGCACGCATGCATGGTAAGTCTCCTGACTACGCGGATGCTATCATGATGCGCATGTACTTCGAATTATTCCCGAACTACGGCAGCTATTCGTGGGCGTAGCGTACCTTTAAAGGTATAAACGCAGGTAGTTATTTCACTTTTGTACCCTTCATGGTATAAATCGGAATTGAAATTTTAACAAATTTTAACAGTCATTTTCTTGCAAGTGTAAAAAGTTACACTACATTTGTCCCATCAAACAACAACAAAAACACAAAGCAATGACAAACACAATCGAAACAACAACACTTCGCAACAAGACAATCGTACTAGCTAAGACTTGTCAATTTGGTTTACATGCAGTAAGCTATATGAATGATAAACAAGCTACAAAAAAAGCTATGGATTTAAGAGCAAATGGAATTGATTGCTCAGTTTATCAAGCATGGGGTAGCAATGTAAGATACATTAAAATTCATTAATTAAATCAGGGGCGCGACTGTAACGCGCAATCTTTAAACTTAAAAAACAACACACATGAAAACAGTATCCAAAATCCTTCGCTACATTTTAGCAGCCATCATTCTTTACGCAGTGCTTAGCTACTGCCAAGAGATAAATGATTGCCTAATGAAATACTAATCAATAACAATAGCAACATGAATTTTCACAAAGACAACTTAGAAGCCCTGCAGAAATTTCAGCAGATGCTGAACGCAGAACCTGATCAGGCAGGTATCGAATCCACACCTGATAAGAAAGCACGCACGCTAGTAATTAGCCACGTTGAAACCACACTAGACGAACTGTTCTTTGGACATTGGCGAACAGAGAATTTTAAGTGGGCAGTATTAGCCAACGAAGTGCAAGCATCCATTGACCTTGTAGTTATCCATCCGATAAGTGGTTATGAGATTCGCAGGGTAGGTGCAGCTTCAGTTATCATTATGGTGGATCGTGTACCTGATGGCGTGACCGGTACCGAACGTAATAGATGGGCATTAAACCCCGATAATAAGAAAGCGAACGCTATGGACCTTGCCTTTGGTAAACTCAAAGCAGAATGTCTTAAAAACGCTGCGCTGTCATTAGGTAAGGTGTTCGGGCGTGACATCAATCGCGTGAATAAAGACACGTACAAGCCGTTCAAATTAAAAGGCGCATTGGGTAGAGGGCATGAACAGGATGTAGCGTATGTGCGCGAACTAATCCAGCAGGCTACCGACCTAACACAGCTGCACAAAATCTTCAAAGCTTGCAGTCCTGAAGTGTTAGCTGAAGTAGGCGATGAACTGAACGCGAAGAAAGAGCAGTATGGTATCAGCGAATAAATGTTAAAAATAATAGCAGGTGGTTACAGATTGTAACTATCTGCTATTTTTACCCCATCAATCAATAACAACATGAACAACACACTATTTAGAGCATCGCAGCTTGGTAAGCTAATGACCGATGCACGCACCAAATCAGGTTTATCCGAAACCACTAAGAGCGCATTGCTGGAAGTCTATGTGCAACAGAAGTACAACCGGTACAAAGAGATCAGCAATAAGTACATCGAGAAGGGCATAGCTGTAGAGAATGACGCTATTGACATGTGGCGTAGGCATCGTGGCGAAATCGTGTTCAAGAATGAAGAAATGTTCAGCAATGACTTCATCAAAGGCACGCCAGATTTGCTGATTAAAGATGAAGCAGGTGCAGTTATCAATGTACCTGATATCAAATCTAGTTGGGATATCCACACCTTCATGGATGCGAAAGCTAGCGACATCAGCAAAGACTATTACTGGCAAGGGCAGGCTTACTGCTGGCTAACAGGCGCACCACGTGCCACGTTCTGCTACGTACTAGTTAGCGCACCGATTGAAATGATTAACGATGAGAAGTACAGGCTATCGCGTAGGCTTAACTTAATAGATCCGCAAGGTGATCCTGTATTCATTAAGAAAGCAAAGAGCATCGAACGTAACATGATATACGATATGCCACGATTCCTGCGCGAATACCCGGATGCAAACCTTGAAACACCACAAGACGAATGGGCGTTTGATATACCTATCGCTGAACGCATCCATGAGAAGGTAGTTGAATTCGATGCAGAAGCAATCGCAAAGCTTCAGGAGCGTGTACCAATGTGGCGTGAATACCTTAATACTTTAGCACTATGAGCAAACTAACCGCACTACAACAGGCAATGCGAATCGTGGAGAAGCATGCCCATAATCTATTCAATGTATACAATGCAGACAGTCGTGCGTTTCTTGATGAAATGGCGAAGTGTTTAGAGTTAGAGCGTGAGCAAATTGAAGAAGCATACGGACAAGGTATGATGGATGAAATAAACCACAGACTTGATGATATTGATATTCCATCGCCTGAATATTACTACAACGAAACATACAAAGGAGGTGAGCAATGAAACTATACACTAAAGAGATGTTTCTAAAGGCCGCAGAAAAATGCGAGGTATCAATGATTGATGCTAATCACATTATGCAATACATAGATGAATATGTAACCCCAATTGAACTACCAACTGATCATGAGATAGAAACAGAAGCACCTTTTTCAAAATCA